TCTCTGCGAAATTACAGAAATGATATAATTGTGTAGGAAATACGCAAAACGGACATAAGGAAAAAATGACGCAACCAACAGCAGGCAGACCGCCAAAACCTAACGAACTTAAGCGTTTGTTGGGCAATCCTGGTCAAAGACCATTGCCAGATTTAAATAACATTACGCATTTACCCATGGTAAAAGAAATTCCACCTGCTCCTGAAATTTTGCAGGAACATGGAAAAAATCTTTGGAATCGTGCTTGGGGTATGGCCATAACTTGGCTGAGTCCTGTTAGTGATATTGATGCGATTTACAATGCAGCCACTTTGGCAGATGCATCTGAAGCAGCAAGAAATAAATACATGGCTACTCTTGAGGCCAATGATGGCAGGGCATTTGTAGCAATTAACAAAGCCTACACAGATGCACTAACTTCTCTTGGCTTTGATCCAATTTCAAGATCTCGTCTTGGCGTGGCAGAGGTAAGAGCAGCAACATCAATTGATAAACTTTTGGAAAGAAGGCATAATCGTGCCAAGGCTATGGAGCCTGAAACGATAATCGTAGAAATCGGGGATGAACCAAATAATGACAACAACCAATAACGATATGACTACAGAAGAATTTCTGGCAGCCATTGATGCATCCATGAAATCATTTACAAAGGGTGAAATGGTATCAGGAACAGTAGTTCAAATAGACCGCTATGGGATACTCGTGGACATAGGGCATAAGACTGAGGCATATATTCCGAAGTCGGAAGTAACTACTCAGAAGGATGCCAACATCCACGAGATAGTTTCTATTGGCGAAGTTGTTGAGGCTAAGATAATTGGCAGGAATGTAGAGGAAGATCAATATATTCTTTCCCTCAAAGAAAGCCAAGTAGAAGCCATTTGGAATGACCTTCAAAATAGATTTGAATTATCTATTCCAATTACTGGTAAAGTCATCAAAATTGTTAAAGGTGGCTTAATTGTAGACATTGGCCTAAAGGCCTTTTTGCCTGGTTCTCTAATTGATATAAATAGAGTTACAGAGTTTACAGCATATGTAGGCCATGAGGCCGAATTCCTAATCAATTCAATTGATAGGGCAAAAGGAAGTATCGTTCTAAATCGTCGTGCACTTTTGGAACAAATGCTTAAAGAAGATAAACAAATAGAATTTGCTAAATTGGCTGTAGGCCAAATACATAAGGGCAAAGTGTCAGGTGTTACTGATTATGGAGTCTTTATTGAAATTGGAATGCTTGCTGGATTGGTTCATAAATCTAAGATGGGTGAGTTAGCGCCTGAATCATTTACCCTGGCTCAGGAAGTAGAAGTAGAAATCATAGAGATTGACTTTGAAAAGAGCAGGTTGTCGTTAGCATTTAGAGGTTAGTATGTGGCCACCTACATATTTATCTCCAGTTTCTGAAACCGAATTAGGTAACACTCGTGGCTATGAGGTCATAGACTTTATAGAAACTTTGTGTCGTTTAACTGAAGACTCAGTTGCTGGTAAGACTGGCGATAGATTTATATTACGCCCATGGCAAAAAGATTTACTTCTTCATTTATATGCTGAAAGAGAAGATGGCCTTCTAAAACATCGTCGTGCTCTAATTGGAGTCCCACGCAAAAACGGAAAGTCAGCCTTAATTGCTTCTCTTGTTTTAGAGCAAATTGTTTTAGGTGTCAATGGTGGTCAAATTTATTCTGCGGCGGCAGACAAAGAACAAGCCAGAATCATCTTTAAGACTGTAAAGAAGATGATTGAATTAGAACCAGAGTTAAAAGACATATTAGAGGTATATCAAAATACCATCTACAACCCTTTGACTGGTTCTGTTTATAGGGCTTTGTCATCAGATGCATATACAAAAGAAGGTTTAAACTCTACATTTATCGTAATTGATGAGTTACATGCACAGCCAAATAGAGAGTTATATGATGTTTTATCTCTATCTATGGGTGCTCGTGAAGAGCCTATGTTGGTAGCAATTACCACAGCAGGCACTAAATATGACTCATCTGGTAAAGATTCAGTCTGTTATTCTATGTACAATAGAGGTATTCAAATAGCAAAAGGTGAAATTGAAGACCCTTCTTTCTTTTTTGCCTGGTATCAAGGTGATGAAAAACTCAATTATAAGGATGAAGAGAACTGGAAAATAGCAAATCCTTCTATGGGAGATATTCTTTCTATGGAAGATATGCAATCAGCAGCCTTATTAACTCCTGAAAATGAATTTAAGACAAAGCGTTTAAATATATGGACCTCTGTTGGAGAATCCTGGATTAAATCAGATCTATGGGACGCTTTAGAATTAAAAAATAGAGAGATTATTCCTGGTGAGTCATGTATAATTGGCTTTGACGGATCTTTTAGTGGTGACACAACTGCTATAGTAGGATGGTTCTTAGGTTCTGAAAAGCCTCATGTTAAGGTTATTGGAATGTGGGAATTACCTGAAGTAGATCCTGATCCAACTTGGCATGTGCCTGTCGCAGAGGTTGAAGCAACCATTGTAGACTGGTGCAGAAATAAAGGAGTTCAGGTTTCAGAAGTAGTATTTGACCCAGCCAGATGGCAGAGAACTATGATGGTATTGGAAGAAGAAGGCTTGCCTATTATTTCATATCCAAACTCTGCAGAGCGTATGGTTCCAGCAACTCAACGCTTTTATGAGGCGGTAGTTAACCAATCATTTACTCATGATGGAGATCCAAGACTTAATAAACACATAGCAAATGCAGTTACAAAGACTTCTTCAAGAGGACTTATGATTGCAAAGGCTAACACAAAGAAGAAAATTGACGCAGCAGTTGCTGCAATATTCAGTTATGACAGAGCAATGGCACCAAAGCCAAAGCCTGTTGTGGCAAGATTCTACAAAATATAAGGAGCAACATGAAAATCAAATGGCCTAAAATAGATTGGTCTATTGTAGTTGAAGTAGTAGGAGTTGCATTAGCAACCTACGGTCTTTATATGATTGCTCCAGCAATTTCATTTATTGCCCTTGGTTCATTCTTAATTTGGGCAACTGAGAGGAAATAATGGCTACAGCAGGCGTATATAATTTTATAATGGATCAAGGCTCCACATATACTGTTTCGTTAGTTTATAACGATCCAAATGGTAATCCAATTGACCTGACTGGCTACACAGCCAAGATGCAATTGCGTTTAAAGTATGGAGATCCAGTAGCAGCACTAACTTTGACTACTGGCGGTGGTGGTATTGTAATTACAGGACCTACTGGAACAATAGATATTACTGCAACTGATGAACAAACATTAACTTTGGACCCAACCATTTATGTTTATGACTTAGACCTAAATATTGGCGGAGTAATTACAAGATTAATTCAAGGACAAGTAACTGTTAGGGCAGAGGTTACAAGTAATGCCTAATTTAGGTATAGAAGTTGTTATTGATGAGCAAAACAACAAAGTAATCCTTTCATCACCTGGACCTCAAGGACAAGTTGGCCCAACAGGTCCTACTGGTGCTACTGGCCCAATAGGTCCTTCTGGTGTTACAGGAGCGACAGGTCCTACAGGACAGACTGGCCCTACAGGTATAGGAACAACTGGTGCTACAGGTGCAACTGGAGTCACTGGTGATGTTGGCCCTACAGGATTAACTGGACCTCAAGGATTAACAGGTGCTACAGGTCCTACAGGACCAATAGGAGCAACTGGATCTACAGGTCCTACAGGCCCTATAGGAATTACTGGAGATACTGGTGCAACTGGTTCTACAGGTCCTACAGGTGTTACTGGAGACATAGGCCCAACAGGTGCTACAGGTTCTACTGGGCCAATTGGACAGACAGGACCTACAGGAGCAACTGGACCTCAAGGAGTTACTGGAGACACAGGCGCAACAGGACCAGAAGGCCATACAGGTGCTACTGGACCACAAGGCGTTACTGGAAGCACAGGTCCTACAGGACCAATAGGTGCAACAGGACCAGTAGGCGCAACAGGAGCAACAGGTCCCACAGGAGCGACGGGATCTACAGGTCCTCAAGGAATTCTTGCTGGTCGTAATTATTTCTTTAATTCATCTATTACAGAACTTCCAGGGTATAAGCAATTAGGTGAAAGTCCAGTTTCATCACCAGAAACTACAGTTACTGTAAATATTCCTGGTTCAACAACATCTTTAATTGATTCTTATATTTCTGAGCCATTTGACTTTACATTGATTC